ATGCGTGCAATATCGGTGAACTCAGTTTCGCTTTCCTTTTTCACCTGAAACTTAGTTCCAGCACCCCACATAACTTTCACTCCTTCTTATTTGTGTAATAAATGAAAAAGTCTACATCTGAGCGATATAGACCCGTCTCGTGTTCGTAACTATCCCGATAGTCGGCCCGTATTACTTGGGCCTTTGTCTTGTCGCCCAACCTTCTTATCCAGCGGTTTTTGTTACAATCACGGTATAAACGGTTTCTTCCTCGCCATTGGTTACCGTTATTACAACGGCATTGTCGCCCTCATCCCACTCGGCAGAACCCTCGTTTTCTAGTTCCTCCTCGTTTACCTCAATCAAAATAACCGCTTCCGGATCGGTTGCGGTTGCAGTGATTTTATTGGTGGCATTGGACGTTGTGGCTGTATAGTCCAAGATTTCGGGGTCAAACCCTTCGGTTTCACCGTCATCCTGAACTAACGTCAGCGTCCCTATCGCCAGCCCCGACAGGGACGAGTCTAAGGGTTTACCGAAAGCCGGTTTTGCGGTAGCAGCCAAAGTAATAGTTGCTTCCAACAACCCATCTGTCGTGATCTCGCCCGGTTCAAACCCTGCGATGTAAGCCTTAAATTCTAGGTAGTTATCCCCGTCTGGGTAGACAATGCGGCAAGTAACCAGTTCCCGGTTTACCAACCGTTCGAGAAATACCTTCTGGTCTTCATCATCAGGCTCGAACAGTACATTCAGGGTTGCGTCCCCCAACCGAAGAATGGTTGGTTGCTTTTCTTCAACGCCACCTTCGGATTCTAAAACGGTGGCATCCGCCATATCAGCGGTTACACCCGGAGGTGTTATACTACGAATGCGGGCTATGTCCGTAAACGTGGACTCGCCATCTTTCTTTACCTGAAACTTAGTTCCAGCACCCCACATAACTTTCACTCCTTCTTATTTGTGTAATAAATGAAAAAGTCTACATCTGAGCGATATAGACCCGTATCGTGTTCGTAACTATCCCGATAGTCGGCCCGTATTACTTGGGCCTTTGTCTTGTCGCCCAACACCCCCACAAAGAAATCAAGGGCGTTGTTTAGTGCTTGTGCGATCCTTCTTGCAAGTATTAGATCGTCCGCGTAGGCAGAAAATTGAAACCTTGGACTGCTTGCATCGTCCCCGGCCAGCGCAAGGGTTCGAGGCGAACTAATGCGCTGCCACACCACAGCAGGGGTCTGTCCCCCTTCCGGTATCGCCAAGGGAAACAAGTTCTCCCCAATGAGTGCAGTCAGCTCATCATCTGCCAATAGGTGAACAACCAACGCACCCTCAATGTTCAAGTTTCTTCGCCTCCTCAAGCACCGCCATTTCCATTGTTTTGCGTGTCTGTTCCACTGCGTTGTCGTGCTGCTCGTCCACGGCAGGACGCATAAACGGCTGTGCCGGGTGGAAAGACGTACCAAACTCCTGGTAGTAATCGTAAGAATGCCGAGAGCCTCCTTCCGGTTTCAGGTTGGAAGCCACTTGCACCCTCGCTGCCCTGGAGCTTTGGTACGCAAAGGTGGAACGCAACGAATCGCGAAGTCGCCCGGTATCCACCGGAGCCTTTTGCTTCGCACTTCTTAAAATTGGTTCTGCGCCCGCCTTAGCCGCTTTGCCTAGCGAACGTCTGGTGGCGTTTTTAGGAATTTTCTTCAGGGCATTTTTGAGTTCCTTAGAACCCTTGATCTCCACGCGAATCCGCATTCAACTCACCTTTTCCTTGCACATAAGCTGAATCTCGTAATTTTGCTCCACTGGGTTCATGACGGACTCTATTTCAAATACCCTGTCGCCCCACCTAACACGCATGTCTGGTTTTATCCCTTTAACGTGGCGGAATGAAATGCGGACTATTTGCTCGTTAACAACTTGCCTGCTTGCCCAATATTCGCGCCCGCGCAGAGGATCAATTTCCGCCCACACAGTGGCGAATGGTACCCAGTCGCGGATAGGTTGGTTCAGTTCGTTCCGACCAGCTTCGGTGTATTCTTCAATGACAATCTGATGGCGGAACACCCTTTTGCGCTTTTTCATGCTAACCACCAGCCTTCGCCTTGAGCATACCAATCATGGTAATCAGGCTTTGGTCAGACACTTTTCCCACTTGGCCCGGATCTTCAAACCACCGCACCAGAATCACCTGGGCCACCACTTCTGCCAGCGGGTCGACCGGTTCTTCTTCGCCCCACCGCTTTCCCGTAGCAACCGTCAGGTATTCTTCAATAGCAGGAACGTAGGAGAAGGCTTTCGGCGGTACTTGCTCCGGGCTGTCGTAGTCAAG